ATACAAGAAAATATTAAAAAAGCTGATCTTGGTATTGAAATAGGACTAGGTGTTAATACTGGATACGCTGTTGTAGGTAATATGGGTAGTGATACTAGGTTTGACTACTCAGCCATAGGTGATGCAGTAAACCTTGCAGCTAGGCTTGAAAGCTCAACTAAGGATGTTGGAGAAGATATTGTAATAGGTTATGATACTATCAGTGCAAGTAGCTTTAGCGATCAAATTATGTTAAAGGAACTTGATAGTATTTTTGTAAAAGGCAAACAAAAGCCAATTAAAATATATACATTACAAAATGGTTAATAAAAAAATGACAGTCAATGATGTTGCAGAAAGACTTACTAAGTTAGAAACAATATCTCACGAACGCTGGAAAACCGCATTTAATGAGTTTTCTGATATTAAAGAAGAAATCACCTATATTAATTCAACCATGAAAGCGGCAACCTTTGGAGTGTTTGGTTTTCTTGGTGCTATTGGTATAGCAGTATTAACGAGTATATTAGTATGAAAGGATTATTAAAAAATATCGTGGGAGCTGTGGCTCCTACATTAGGATCAGCTATGGGTGGTCCGTTAGGCAATATGGCTATGGGCAAAATAGCACAAGTTCTTGGTGTATCTAATGACCAAAAATCTATACAACAAGCTATGCAAAATGCTACGCCTGAACAAATGTTAGAGCTTAAAAAAGCAGAACAAGAGTTTGAAGTTCAAATGAAAGAGCTTGATGTAGATGTATTTAAACTAGAAACACAAGACAAACAACATGCTAGAGGTATGTTTAGTAAAGATTGGACTGCTAGAATTATAGGCTTGGTTACCATAGGTGGTTTTCTAGGATATATATTCTTAGTGACACTACAACCACCAGAACAAAACAGCGAAGCATTAATTAATTTAGTGCTTGGTTATCTTGGAGGATTAGCAAGTGCGATTATTTCGTTCTATTTTGGAGCATCTCACACTAATGACAAAGGAGAGTAATATGGAAATATCACAAGAGGGATTGTCTTTAATTAAAAAGTTTGAAGGTTGCGAACTTGAATCTTATAAATGTGCAGCAGGTGTTTGGACTATAGGATATGGAAGCACTAAAGGCGTAGAAGAGGGCATGGAAATATCACAAGAAAGAGCAGACATGTTATTACTTGAAGATGTAGAAGTATTTGAAGAGGCTGTAAGCAAACTTGTTGAAGTGCCATTAGAACAAAATCAATTTGATGCTTTAGTATCTTGGACATTTAATCTTGGATCAACTAATTTGCAAAACTCTACTTTGTTAAAAGTATTAAACAATGAAGATTATGAAGGAGTGCCTTCACAAATTAAACGTTGGAACAAAGCAGGTGGTGAGGTTTTACAAGGTCTTGTAAGAAGGAGAGAAGCAGAAGCCTTATTGTTTGAAGGCAAAGAATGGCATGAGGTATAAACATGCCATTGACTAAATTACAATTTAATCCAGGCATCAACAAAGAGACGACTGACCTTATGAATAAAGGTGGTTGGACAGATGGTAATTTAGTTAGGTTTAGAAAAGGACTACCAGAAAAAATAGGTGGTTGGGAAAAAGGAACTGATGCGTCTTACTTAGGCACAGGCAGGGCATTACTAGGTTGGGTTGCTTTAGACGCAACTAAATATTTAGGACTTGGCACTACTTTTAAATATTATATAAAACAAGGCTCTGATTTTGATGATGTTACCCCAATAAGATCAACCACATCTGCTGGTGATGTCACATTCTCTGCTACAAATGGTGATGCTACAATAACTGTAACAGACGCATCACACGGGGCTGTTCAAAACGATTTTGTTACATTTAGTGGAGCCGCCTCATTAGGTGGAAATATTACTGCTGCAGTATTAAATCAAGAATATCAAATAGCAAATGTAGTAAATACAAACAGTTATACAATAGAGGCTAAAGATAGTTCTGGTGCCACCGTGACCGCAAACTCTTCAGATAGTGGTAATGGTGGGTCTTCTGTAGTGGGTGCTTATCAAATAAATGTTGGTTTAGATGTTTTCGTCACATCGACAGGTTGGGGTGCTGGTGCTTGGAGTAACGGCACTTGGGGTTCAAAAACTGAATTAACAGAAACTGGACAGTTAAGATTGTGGTCACACGATGCTTTTGGAGAAGATTTAATTATAAATCCAAGAGCAGGCAGTATTTATTATTGGGATGAAACTAACGAAACAAGCACTAGAGCAGTAGAGTTAAGTAGTTTAAGTGGTGCAAATCTTACACCAACTAAAGCATTGCAAGTAATTGTAAGTGATATTGATAGACATGTTATAGTTTTAGGAGCTGATCCGATTAGTGGTAGCTCAAGATCAGGTGTTATAGATCCTATGCTTATAGCTTTTTCAGATCAAGAAAGTGCAACTAATTGGGAGCCTACCGCTACCAATACAGCAGGTTCATTAAGACTATCATCAGGATCACAAATAGTAGGTGGTTTAAGATCGAGACAAGAAATACTTATTTGGACTGATACATCTTTATATAGTATGCAGTTTATAGGTGCACCTTTTACTTTTGGTGTTAATCTCATAAACGAAAATGTAGGACTTATATCTCCTAATGCAGCTATAAACGCACCAGACAGCGTGTATTGGATGGCAAGAGATGGATTTTACACCTATTCAGGATCAGTAAAAAGATTAGTATGTAGTGTGCTAAATTATGTATTAGATGATTTTAATTCATCTCAAGCATTTAAAACCATAGCCTTTACAAACAAAGAGTTTAACGAAGTGGGTTGGTTTTATTGCTCATCTTCATCTATCGAAATAGATAGATATGTTACTTATAATTATTTAGAGGGTGTATGGAGCATAGGTAATTTATCAAGAACAGCTTGGCTAGATGAAGGTGTATTTGATAAGCCAAGAGCAACAGGTAAAGACAGTGGCACAGGATACTTATATGTGCATGAAGACTCTGACGATGATGATGGATCACCAATGGATAATGTTTTTATAGAGTCAGGCGACATAGATATAGAAGATGGTGACAGTTTTGGTTTTGTCAGCAAAATTATTCCTGATGTAAAATTTTTTGGTTCGTCTGCGTCTGATGGCCAAATAAATTTTGTTCTTAAAACTCGTAACTTTCCGGGCGATACTTTAACTACCAATTCAACAAATGATGTTACTAGCTCTACGCAACAAAATTTTACACGTGCTAGAGGCAGACAGCTAGTTCTTAGAGTTCAATCTGATGATGACGCAGCTACAGGCGTGCGAACAGGTTTTAAATGGAGACTAGGCTCTAGTAGAATAGATGTTAAAACAGACGGTAGAAGATAGTGGCTAAACTACTTGAAACAAGATTACCTCAAGCAAATGGTCAAGTAGAGGCAGGAACTTTTAACAGATTAATTAGAATACTTGAAATAAACTTAGGTAAATTTGATCCAAACTCTACTCCACAGTTTAGTGATGCTGAAATATCATCTTTAAATTTCAACGCTGGTGATGTAATATGGAATACATCTATTGATGTTTTACAGGTTTATGCTGGCAATCAATGGATACAGTTACATACTCCAAGCAATCCACAAGGCTTTGAGATGACTGCATCAGTAGGATCACTTTCTGTTAAAACTAACGGAAACATATCCATCAATATAACTGCAAATTAAATATGAAAAAATTATCTGAAGGAAACAAAGGGATACAGGCACTAGCAAAAGAAAACCCTGCCTTAGTAGAAGACAAGTTTGGTTATGATGTGCCAGGCTATTTTATGGGTGGTATGCCAGGTGTTGATGAGGCCGTTGATGAGGCTCAAAAAGATTTAGAAAAACAAAATAAACTAGAAAAATTAGCTGAAATACTTTCAATGATAGGAGAGTCATCAGACTTTACTCCTTTGGTAAAACCAAGAAAAATTGCAGGAATAGAAGCAATTATACCTAAGATAAGAAGACCAGAAATGATGCCACAAAATTTTAGAAGGGGCGGTATGACTGGTGGTATAGGAATGTATGAAAGAGATTTTATCTTTGATGATTTTGATATAAATGATTACATAGAAAATATTTTAGGTGGAGATACAACACCAGAGCTAACGGAAGAACAAATAGCAGAGCAAGAAGCACAACAAGCAGCCATGAGATTAGCAAAAGGTTACGGTGCATCTGGTGCTACAGGTGGCAGTAGGTATAGTGGAACTACTCCAGGTGCAGATATAACTATAAATGCACGATCAGAAAACCCTGCTGTTTACAAATTTTACCCTAGTGAAGTCTCAAAACTTTACTCTCAAATAAAAGGCGTGCCATTCTCTCCCCTGGTGGCACCGCCTAAAGAGGCAACCTTCATTGATGATCTACAACCAAGAAGAATTACAAGTCAACTGTATGCTAAAGACGGTAAATTTGTAGATAGAAGTGAATTAATTACAGGCCCTGGTGGAGAGCGAGGCGACAAAATACCAGCCATGTTAAGTGATGGAGAGTTTGTTGTAAACGCTGCTGCTGTAAGAGGTATAGGTTTACAGGCTGGTGCAAATCCAGAAGACGAA